ACTTAGTTAGCTCGAGGTTAGACTTAGTTAGCTCGAGGTTAGACTTAGTTAGCTCGAGGTTAGACTTAGTTAGCTCGAGGTTAGACTTAGTTGGAAAGGATGGTGCAAAATGGTAAACAATTTTAGGAGAGTGGAGGCGGTTTTTAATACCGCGTGTAGTAATTCAATGAACCTTGTTGGAATGTACATACTTGGAAAAATGCGGTTAGAAACACCAGTTGACACCGGTAGGCTTAAAGGAAGCTTAGAACACAATGTAAATCAACAAGGTAAATCATGGGTATTAACTTGGGGAACTAATGTAAAATATGCCATGGCCGTCCATGAAGGAACCAGGTATATGGCCCCTAGACGCTTTATGCTGAACCCTGTAATCCGTAACATAGGTAATATCAGGCAAATATTTTTGACGGAGTTTAGGAGGCATTTTACATGACATATTCGGAATTTAAGCAGTCCTTCGGATTTTTATTACAGGACTATGATATATATGACCAGTTGCCAGACGAAGGGGCCGAGTATCCTTTTATTACAGTGGATACCGCCATTATAACCCAGCATAGCAAGGGTAATATAAATGCGGCTAGGGTTATCCTGGATATATGGGATAAAACTACGAATAGCAGGCAGATGGATATCTTAGTCGATACTATAGCTGCTAAAATATCCAGGGTGTCGGTTGACGCTTTCTATGGTATAATAGAGTCAATTAAGACAATACCAGAGGATGAGGGCCTTCAAAGGGTCCAAATCGTGGGTAATTATACTATATTAGGAGGATATTAATATGGAGCTAAAAAAGCAGCATTTATTTGTATTTACCAAGATGATTGGTAAAATGCATATTTTACATGATCTTAAAGGAAGCCAAGATAAATTGGGCGTTGTATTCGATAAGGTAATGCAAAATTTAGAACTTGTCGCTCCCGATCTGGATGGCTTGCTGGCCGAATTTTTTCCAGATAAGGACTTGGAAAATCTTAGTATGTTTGAGTATTTAGCATTGATAAATGACCTGTATGTAGAGAATAAAGCTTTTTTTACGAAAGCCCTTGGGGGCTTGACTGGGCCGGAGAATTAAATTATATTCTGACAAAATATCCGGACCCCAAGTATATTTTAGATTTAGACTTAGCCACTGCTAATATACTGATTAGGGCCTCAATGGAGGCCGATGTTGATGCCAAGTGCTGGGACAGGTGGCTAAGCGAAAAGCCCGAGAATATAAGTTATCTAGATTACAAAGATAAGTTATTGAGCAATAAGGACTTAAAGGTTATAGATTTCCAGGCGATACGCCAAAAATCTAAAGCCATAGAAAGGAGATTTAAAGCGGATGGAATTATTTAGGCTTTTTGGCAATGTTATATTAAATGAAAATGGCGTAAGTAGCCACTTAAATAGCATAGAAGGCCAAGCCCTAAAGTTGGATAAGGCTTTTATGGCCGTTGGTTCTAGGATGACCGCCATTGGTAAAGGGATGACAACATTTGTAAGTTTACCCATATTAGGCGCACTAGCAGCGGCTACTAAGGGAGCTATAGACTTAAACGAAACTCTTTCTAAGACGGATGTAGTTTTTGGCAAGAATAGCCAGGCGATGAAGGATTGGGCCTCGAATTCTTTAAAAACCTTTGGTATATCAAAAGGCGCAGCTTTAGACCAAGCGGCCGTATATGGCGATATGGGAACGGCTATGGGGCTAAGTGGTGACCAGGCTTTTTCGATGTCTAAAGCTATAGTGGGCCTTACCGGCGATATGGCCAGCTTTAAGAATATGAAAGCCGACGAAATACACATAGCGCTAGCGGGAATTTTCACCGGGGAAACCGAGGCGTTAAAGCGGCTTGGCGTAGTAATGACCGAAACTAATTTAATAGAATTCGCTAAAAGTCAGGGGATTACAAAAAGTATTAAGGATATGACCCAAGCGGAAAAGGTTCAGCTTAGATTTAATTATGTAATGGCGGCCTCTAAAAACTCTATTGGGGATTTCCAAAGGACTCAATCCAGCGCGGCAAACCAGTTGCGACTATTTACTGAGGGCATTAAAGAGTCATCAACTAAAGTCGGCGAATTACTATTGCCTTACGTCACTAAGGCCGTTACATGGCTTAATAAGTTTATGGACATGGTGGCCAAGGCCGATGATAAAACACGCAAAATAGGCGTTGCTATAGCCTTAGTAGCAGCCGCGATAGGACCGCTGTTAATAGTCGGTGGGACCCTAATAACCTCCATTGGTGCAATAATAGGAGCTGTAAGTGCTATCGGCTTGCCTGTCATAGCCGCAGTAGCCGCTATAGGCGCTTTAGTAGCCGCTATAGGCTACATAATAGTTAAAACTGGGTATTGGCGTGATATCCTGGATAAGTTAAGGCCACTATTCGACCAGGTTAAGACCACGATAACAACTTTTGGCGTAACTGCCAGTAAGATATTTGATGACCTTATGACCGTCATAGGGCCATTTTGGGAAAAGGTTAAAAAAGACACCTGGCCAGTACTAAAAACACTAGTGGATGAAGCTATTAAGCTATTTACAGTTTTATCTAAAAAAGTCGATGAACAACTTAAGTTTATTATGCAAGTATGGAATATGGCTTGGCCTTACTTAAAGGCCGTTTTAGTTCCAATTTTAAACGCTATAGGTACAATAGTTAAGTCCTCCCTGGATAATATAGCTAAGGTTTTTAAGTTAGTTAGACAGCTAATAGAGGGGGATTGGTCCGGGGCCTGGAATACAATCAAGAGCATAGTTTCCAATTCGTTCCGCATGGTTCAAAGCGTGATAGGCAGTATGTCGGATGCCGTAGGTGGCCTGGCTTCTAAGATGTATAGATGGGGCGTAAATAGCATACAGAGTTTTATAGATGGCATATATGCCATGGTGGGAAAGGTAAAAAGCGCGGCTGGTGCCGTGGCTAAAGCCATGGCGGATTATCTAGGCTTTCACAGCCCAACCAAAGAGGGGCCCGGTAGCGATGCCGACACCTGGATACCTAATTTACTCAGTATGATGGTTAACGGTGTAGAAGCCGGAGCGCCGAAGCTAAGAACCGCTTTAAACCAGGTTTTAAATGTAGCCCCAGGAGCCGGGAAGTTAGGTGTAACCATGGGGACCGCAGGGACTGGAACCGGCAAACTAGTTAATATTACGGTTGAGGTTAATAATCCTAAATTCTTTGATCAAAGCGACGTTGATAAATTTATGGCTCCTGTTGTTGCGAGGCTTAAACAGATAGGGGCCGTAGGGGGGTTAGGTATATGACAACAATTACAATAGGTGGAAACGTGGTTAACGCCCAATGGGGCTGGTCTGTTAATCTTAGATCATACCAGAGAGGAACCATGACTTTAACAGTTAACCCTAATATGGATGGTTCAGAGCCAAACCTTTCCATGGGGGACTCTATAGTCGTCATGGATAATGCCACTAAAGTTTTCGAGGGTGTTGTTAAGACCCTCGAAATATATGACGGAACGGGCTTAGCCAATGGTTACCGGTGTTATTATTTAACCTGTGGAGACTATAATTGCTTAGCTGATAAACGCCGCGTGGCTGCCCTTGTAGAAAGCATGGCCGCTGAGGATGCCATTACTACCTATATTTTGCCAGTGCTTGCCCCGGATGGGGTAACAGCCGGCACTATAGACGCGGATTTTACAATTACTAGGGATGTATGGCGCTATTATAAAGCCAGTGAATGTTTGGACCGTCTTAAGGTATTACAGGCTAACTATGTTTGGTATATTGACTTTGATAAAAAGCTTCATTTTAAGTCAAAAGACCAGTTGCCCACGGTAACTATTAGCTCTACCAGTGCTATCAGGGATGTTAGGTGGATGCGCAACATGGATAATTATTTTAATACCTTATATTTACAGTCTAGCACGGCCAGCATAAGAACGGGGCTTCAATCAAACGAAATACTATCTCCATTAGCCGATGGGGCTACTAGGACATTTACTGCGCGTTTTCCCCTAGCCAAGGCCCCATATGCTCTAGCTTACTCCATGGATGGGACAAGCTTTACAACTGTCTCAGCTTCGGACATAGGCGTAAATGGTATAGATACAGGTAAAAAGTGGTGGTGGAGTTATAACAACGCCACTATAACCCAGGATACAGCGGAAACAGTGTTACCAGCCGGGGGCAAAGTAAGACTTAGCTATTATGGTCTTAGACCGCTAATGATGAAGTCTGAAAACTTGGCCGCTATAGCCAGCCGGGCCGAAAATGAAGGTAACAGTGGGATATACGAGCACTTAATTGAGTTAACCGGCTTAGATGATTTAAGCCAGGCAACCGCATATATGAATGCTCTGTTAGGTAAATACAGCGAAATAGCGGATATGATAAGTTTTGAAACGTATGACTACGTTGATCTTTATACTTCGATATACTTTAGTTTATCCGAATTTTTTAAGGTATCAAGTAAAATGTTGGTAGACGCGGTCAATATATCTCAAACAGAAGTAGAAGGCGCTGAACGTCTTAAATACGTTGTAAAGACGATTGACCAAGCCAGCTTTGGGGGCTGGGAGACTTACTTTGTGGATATCATAAAGAACCAAAAAAAGTTCACGGTGGATGAAACCAGTGTTTTACAGGAAGTAAGAAGCGTTAATGAGACAGTTTCCAATGATGGAACCGTAACTTTACAAGGGTATGAAGTCTTAACATTGCCCTTTACGTTCCCATCGGTTCTAGGTGGCACTAAAATAGACGAGGTGATAATAAATGATTAATGAAAGCTTAAAACTCAAAGGCCGTATAGAGCTATTAGAGAATGGCGAGATAGTCCGGGCCATGGATAATATGATAATGTACACCCCATTTTATAACATAATTAAAATGTTTATTAACTTTGCGGCCCCTGATGTGTACTTAAAGTATTGTGCGGTAGGAACTGGAACTACTACAGTAACCCAGAATGACACCCAGTTAGCCACGGAATTAGCCAGAATATATTATACAAACCTGTATTTATCAGGTTTTCAGCTGATATCGGAGTTTACCTTTACTAAAGCCGAGGCCATCGGGGCCTTAGCCGAAGTGGGATTCTTTGTGGGGGCTACGGCCACCGCTACGGCTAACACTGGTACAATGTGGAGCCGGGCGCTTATATCCCCGGTGTATACTAAAACAGCGGATAAAGAATTAACTATAAGAAGGATTGACCAGTGGTCAAAAGGATAGGAGGAAGCTAAGACATGACACAGTATATAGGAGATTTCCCAAATAAAGGCGTAGACTTTGCTAATGGCGACGATTATACGGCCGCTTATGCTAGCCAGGTAGACAAGGCACTTTACTTGGTGGACCAATTTGCTTTAAAAGGCGGTAATAACCGTAATTTTAACATGGACAGAGATTATTTTTACAAGCGCAATAACCGGGCTATCTATAGCGGTGAAACTTTAACGGCTATGGATGCTAATTGTACAGCCTCGGCAGATAGCACTAATACGCACATGTGGGCCCAAGGTTCTAAAATGCTCCATAATGGAACAGGCGTTCACTTCGTTGGTGCCACTAGAACCTTTACCGCCGTGGACTGTACTAAGTTTAATGACGGTAGCGCTTCGTCAACCTCTGATTACCTTGTCATAAGTGGGTATTGTCCAGATACATCAAAGCTAGACGGTGCGCTCAGAATACAGTTTGGGACGAATGGAAGCAATTACTTCTATGGTTCCATAGCTATAACCCAAGGGTGGTTTCATGCACAGGTTTTAAAAAGTTCGCTAAGCAACTATGGTTCACCTTCATGGGCAACTATAGGATACGTTAAGTTCTACTTTTATACTACATCCGGGGCCACGGGCGCGGAATATGTAACTATGCAACTAGCGGCCATGGTAAGAGATAGCGCGGATAGGCCTTATGCGTCAGCTACACAGCGATATAATGGAAGTACCTGGGCCGATTACTATTACGTGGAAACGTACCTAGTAAGTATAAGCGACAGTGCCGTTGCTACCTATCCGGTATTAGCGCGAGGCCGGTATGCTGGGGCTACATACGATTATGTAAGACTTTTAAATGAAGAAATGTCCTCTTTTTTTCTGAAAGCTAAGGTGGCCGTTAAATTGGCTAATTATTCGACGGGTTTTAGATGGTGGACTTCATCTGAAAACTGGGTAAGTACTTATCTGGATAGTGGGACCTTGTACCTGGATGTGTATGAAAACGGTGTGAAAAACACAGGCCTATCTAAGAGCGTGGCCACTGGGGTTACAATAGCTAAAAATAGTTTATTGGCTGTTAGATTTTTCCGTGATGGTAGCTATTTTAGGGCGGATTGGCGCTTCGGAACCACCGGTCAATGGTTTTTAGAGACCGCCGCGACCTTTACGGATAGGGGTTATGTGTATTGGGGCCAATATGGTGACACCGGTATGCCAGGCTATTTATGTGATTTTTATTTAGGAAATGGTATACCTCAAGCGAATTATATTGACGATTAGGCTTTACTAGGGTATAATAAGGATAACTTTTAGTTTTAGCTATATCACAGATGCATATACCGATTTGTTATAAGTTGTTAAAGAGGGGCCTTAAAGGGTCCTTCTTCTCTTAATAAATACGTGTCAGTTTTGGCAGTGGCTTGTAAGTATCCTTACCATGTCGACATGGTGTAAAGTCATCGTAAAAAAATAGGATTTCACGTAAAGAGAGGCCACAAGGCCTCTCTTATTTCCTAATTTTTCAATTAATCCTTTGAGATTAACTTCAGGATGCTTATTAACGAAGCTTTCCCAAACGGTCCAGTAAGGACTATTTTCCTTTAGTATAGTAAGCCAGTCTTTCCTAACCGGTTCTACATAGTACACCATACCAAAGTAATCATAGATGGCTAAGGCTATTAATTTAGCCACTAAATCAACCTTATTTGTATAGTCCACCACGTCATTGTAGCTGTCATGGAAAAACAGTTCAATAAGGGTTGCAACCGCTGTTGTTTCTCTAGTCTCGGCCAGGCCTATATTGTATAGACTGGTATCGGGCTTGACGCCCCGGTCCTTACCTATTAGCGCGGCCGCTACTTGTGCATATACCAGATTAGCCAACCTATGGCTCTCTTGGCTATATATCGGATAGTTACTATAGTATGCTTCTGTTCCTTCCCCACTGCCGCCCGCATTACTGTGTAGGGCTATGTGTATATCCGGGGCGATATTATTACTATCCTGGATAGACCCCTGCAGGGAACTTTGACTATTATTGGTATAAAGGCCAATATCACCTCTACCGGCTTTCACATGCCAAACAATTTTTCCCATTAGATCATGCATTCTATCCTTTTCGGATATGCCATCGGTCCCGATATTATCGCCTTGTTTCGAGGCGGATAAATATACTTTTACCATGTTAAAAACCTCCTTTTAGATTCAAGTATAGCATATGTATACTAAAAATACACTGTTGACAAAAGTAAATACTTGTCTTATAATTAAGGGAGAAAGGAGGCGTAAACGATGTGTTATAAAAACTATAAGCCCGTAGTTGGGCGCAAAGGTGTTATAGTATTGTCCACTATTGGACTTTGTATAAAATATATAATAATGGAGTGTATACGATGAAATTTAAAGAAATAGCCGTAACCATCGGTATACTAATAACCTGTGTAGCAATTGGGAAAGTTTGTAGTAAAGTGGTACTTAATAATACCCCGGTAGTAGTAAGTACAGGCATAATGGTAACAAGTACCCCGGCCCCTAAGTGGGATGGTAAATATTCAAATGGTAATGCCGTTTGGGAGATACAGGGCAATAAAGCGGCCTTGTATGTAACCGGTGAAGGTAGTAGTGCGTGGTGGTATACCTGTGAGGAAAAGATTATAGGGGATACCAAAATATTAACCTATAGGGAAGCTGGTGGCTGTGATTTTGGTTTAACCATAGGGAATGGCCAGCTGATAAACTCGGATTATACATATAATACCGAGTCAAAATTTAAAAAGGAGGGCACACGATGAAAGGATTAGAAAATTTATATTATTCCGTGGAGGCCGCTAAGGTGCTTATTGAATACGTTGAGCAGGGAACTTTTGGCGACTTGGCCAATATAGATATGGACCGGGTAGACAGGCCGCTAAGAGATACTTTAGACTATATACTCGGTATACTAAGGGAAATGCCTAGTATACCCAGAGAATACAGTCATTACCAGCTATGTATAGATGCCCTTAATAAAAAGGGAGGGAGACTAGGAAATGGACATTAAACAATTAAGAATCCTGGCGGCTAAGAATTACTTAACCATACCAGGTATAGCGAGACTAATGGGTATATCCAAACAGGCCATTTATGCTAAGCTAAAGAACCCGAATTCTATTTGGAGCGAACGAAGCCAGGAAATATTTTCGAAATTGGAGGGCCTCGAATATGTTAAGAGAGAAAAAAATTGAGGTCTTGCTAGGCCGGCTATTACCGAAAGAATGGCTATACCTAAAAAATACCAGTCTGCCAGGTTTACCAGACCGGCTAATAGTGGCCCCAAATGGGGTGACTTACTGGGTAGAACTAAAGCAACCAAATGGAGAACTTAGCGTTTTACAAGAGCACCAAATTAAGCGCTTGAAAGCCTTGGGCCACAAGGTCGAAGTCCTATGGTCTGAAACCGAAGTACGCGAGTGGATAAAAGAAACAACCTAAAAAGGAGCGTAAAACGATGAAAAATTTTATAGCAATTTTATTAGTCATATTGGCCATTATAACGGCCTTTATATCAACAAAGGTTACCATTATACCTATATCAATGGAGTTTAAAGGTGGCGCTAAAAGCGTGGTAATACTGATGTATTCGGTACTTCAAATCACCATGTTTTTAATAGCCCTGGTTAAATTCACGATTAAAAAGGCTACACCACAACATTACATATTTATACTAAGAGTCCAGAGGTTACTTTTTGCAATATCTATTTTGGGAACAATGTCGTTTTTTAATATGTCCAGGGCGCACATTGCCGAAAATAAAAACACTGTTGAACAGTTATTCAACATTATACCATTTGTCGACAAGGCGCCATTCTACACGTGGCTAGTAAATAATGTTGTTTACTTCGGCTATATAGGCCTTATATGTGTATTGTTAGACCTAGTAAGTCTTAAATTGCCTACGATAGCCTATGACTTGGCCTACGGGTTAAAAGACGAGGCCGTCATAGATACTTTCTGGTCTAAACTTGGCTTTCTACTAACATATAAGGTAGTAAATAAGGTTAACACAGCATACAACGAAGCCAAGAATATTAACCCGGTATTACCTGAGCCAGAGCAATCCATAGAAGAAAAAGTAATTGATGCCATTAAAACCGGGCCCGATATAGTAGCGACTGGGTACATACGGGAACAGTATAACCTAGGCAAAAAGGATTGGGAGATACTTAGTAGAAACCTTATAGATAAGGGTATAATTATAAAAAGGGGAACTAAATACACAAAAGAGGCCTGCTAAGGGCCTCTCTTTTGATTATGGATTATTTAGAAGTAGCTAACCCAGTAATTTTTCCGTGGAAAGTTTCAATTCCATAGTCTAGACCAATCTGAGCATATAACTGGCCACTCTCAGCCGCTCCGGTTTTTGCCAGGGTTTCATCTACAATTAAGTTTCCACTTACAGGGCAAAACATTAATCTCATAGCAGCTAAGTCCACTAGGGCTAAGCTGTCAGTCGGCATATTAGGTTCGTACATAACGCCAACCTGGCCGAAATCCGTTTTAATACTATCGATAGCCATACCACCGATATTATAGCTTAACGGCTGTGCCCCATAGATACTTGATACTTGCACGGTTTGGAAAGCATTACCGATTAATACCATGCGTTGCCATTCGGCACTATTGGCCATTAATACAAATAACGCGTCTAGCATGTCTTTATCAAGTAAAGCACTGCCGGCAGCAACGGCGTTGGTGGATATAGCGGCCAGTACGCCCCTAGTTTTAGCGGCTGTAGTAGCATTAGCGGCAGCCTGGAAAGTACCATTGATTAGAGTGTAATCCAAGTCATTAGCCATTTTCTTTAAAGCACCAAGCTTCTGAAAAGCTATTTCATTATTAACTGGGTTATCTTGTCCAGTTATAGCAATACCACTGATATTACCATATGTTGACTGCTTAGCATATGATACGGACCAAGCGTTCTGGAAAATCTGGACTGTATTATAAACTTGAGCTCTAACATTAGTGTTAGCTGTTTGCCCACTTACTGACGAAGCTTCGGTAATCGCTGGCTGACTTGGTGACGCTGTACTCCAAGTTTGTCCACAAGCGAATTCAAAACTTGATACGGTAGCACCTTGGTTGATACCACCTAACATATTTAACAATGGAGTTTTCCTATCT